CGATCAGCAGGCTGTCATGCACTGCGTCAAAGATGGTGCGCCATCCGTCAGCCTTGGTAATGCTGGAGCGCACGAAGTCTGATTCAGCCTGTGCTTGCGGCTCATCCTCCTCACCCTCTGGGGTGAACTCGAGCATGGTCGACTTAAGGATGGGCTGTATCTGCGCCAGCAGGCTGTGTACGCAGTCAGCCAGATCCATCGAGATGATAGAGCTGCGACCATCTGCTGCATCAGCCATGTTGCCGTTGTAGTAGTCCAGCGCAGCAGCACGCTTGGATGACAGTACGTCAGAGTCATAGCCCTGTGCCTGTGCTATCTCCTGCGCTAATACAGCGCTAAGCTCATCATCTCTCATGCAACCCTGCCCCTATCCATCCTGCTGTAGTCAATATCGCCAGTCCATGCACTTAGCTGGTCTGTGCCTGTTACTGCCAGGTAGCGCATGGCATCAGCTGCGTGGCTAGACCAGTCATGCAGTGGCTTGAGCTGCAGCACACCCTTCTGATCCTGCCAATCAGCCCTGTACTGCCTTAGCGCCTCGATGCCATCAAAGCACCTGTCCTTATCGAAGGTGCAGCGCGGCAGCATAGACCTGACCAGTTCAATGCCTGCAATAACAGGTTCCTGTGGTGCAACGATAGCGTCAATTCCGAGGTTGTACAGTGTGTCCAGCCTGGTCTGGCCTGTGGATAAGCTGCGTACCTTCACATCATGGGGCGCAATCACCTTGCCGTAGACATGGCCACGAGTGCGCCAGTCCTGCACGATGTCAGGCAGGCCCATATTGGTGTACTCAGCAAAGTCCACAAAGCGTATGCGCTCACCATCACACTGGAAGAACCAACAAGCTGTGGCGTCATTGATGCCCAAGTCCATTGCGATGTGCACTAGGTGGTCTGGTCGCGGCTCAAGGTTGGTTATGCGGCCAGCGGTATCCAGCTGCTGCATAGCCTCTGCCCAGTAAGCACCCTTGATGGCTGCATCCCATGAGCAGTTAAACTCCTGATCGTACTCAGCCACTGACATGTTGCGCTGTGCGCTGCGTAGCTCCTCTTCAGCCACAATGCCGGTGTCTTGTGCTCTGTACATGCCGCGCCACCACTGTGGGTCTGACTCAGCCTGCTGCCATACGTCATAGAACAGGCCATGCCTTCCGTGGGGGGTGCCAATAAAGAGAGCGCCGCCTAACCGATCAGACAGCGCTGGGCGCAGTACTTCTGTCCACATGGAGGGTGGCATCTGGGCAGGTTCATCGAGCACCACAAAATCAGAGTAGATACCGCGACTGGCATGAGGGTTGTCTGCTGAGCCGAGCTGGATCACAGCACCGCCAGGTAGCGTGGCTTTAAGCTCGGACTCGTTATAGACAGTGCCAGTGAATATGGCTGTGCAGTCCTTCACGTACTGCCATGCCACCTTCTTGGCTTGCGCATAGGTAGGGCAGAAGTAATGAACTATCGGGCGTCTGTGCTTGCACTCAAGGGCTGCACGGATGAGCAGGGCAATGGCTAGGACTGTCTTACCAAAGCGACGATGAGCCAGCAGCACGTTAAAGCGCTGTGTGCTGTCCCATACCAGCTGCTGGTGATCGCGTAGATCAACCTCTATTAGCTGGGCGCCTGAAGATGAAGCCTTCGACATTAACGTCAACCTCGCCGCTATGCTCTGTAGCCTTAAGGTCTGGCATTGTCTTAGATAAGAACAACTTAGCAGCAGCAAGCTGCTCCTTGGTCATCTCTATCTCACCTAATGCCGCTCGATTAGTGCGATCCAGGAGGATACCTGCCTTAATCGCGTTCTTGTGGTCGCGGTGCAGTTTATCCTGCTGTCTGCTGGCCATTGATCTCAATTCTCATTGATAATGACTAATACTTTCCCGCCCTTCTCGACGGCCATACGCTCAATATAGACCTTGTCTATCTGGCTGTCATCTTTGAAGATACCAGCCGCCTGCAAAGCATCCCATGTCGCCTTGCAAAGTCCATCCAGGTCGCGCTTGCGATTATCTGGCGGGTAAACGTGCATCGTCATGCTAATACGGCCCTCTAGTGGCTTATCCATCTTGAACTTGGCTACCACCTCAGCGCGGTAATCTCTCGCCACCTTGCTGAGTATTGATCGCCCATTGATAGCCC